GTGCCTTTTGTTTGTCTTGCTTGTTTCCAAGCGTTTAAGATTGCTGTTGCTTTGTTTGCATCCATTGGCACATTTGCTTTTAATACAACACTTGGTGTTGGTGTTTCAGCATAATTGAACACTGCTCTTTCAAGTGCTGCTGCTGTTCTTAATGTTCTGCCACCACGATTCAAAACACCATCTGGATCAATGCCAGTAAATTGAATCAATGATCCAACACCATTGTCTGGAAGTCTTTGTGCTTCTAGTTGGTAGCCGATTACTAATTCACCGGTTGAATCAAGTACTTGTGAAACTCTTGGTGCATCAATCCATCTGATTTGTGATGGTCTGCCTGTTGCTGGATCAAGTTCTTTAATTTGCCAATATGCAACACCATGAAACAACAAATTTTCTGCTGTCATGCCGTAGACAACTGCTGTTGGCATGTTTTTGTCTGGCTGTGAAATTATTGTTGGTGTTGGTTCAACTCTTGTTTTGTCAAATTTTCTTTTAACATGTAATTCTAAACTTGAGGCAGTACCGACAATAATGTTTCGGCCTCTTGCGCATGCAGGTACACTTAGGGCTTCTCGTCTTGTTACAAATGTTGATGTGACACCATCAAAGCCTGGTGAAAATAATGAAAGTGGTTTGTCCGGAAATACATAAGGTGCAATTGCTGCTTTAAGTTGTGGCTGAATGTATTTTGAGTAAATTCCCATAGTCTCGCAATTATCTCATAGTTGTTGCTTATATCATACACTGTCCGACTGTTGGGCGTGTTAATTTATGACACTAATATATCAAATTGTCCTGAGTCTTGTCTTTCAGTTGCTTTATGTATTGAAAGCATCATTGCAATTGCTGCTGTGGCATTCTTTCGCCTTGACACATACCATGATCCGGCTTCAGTTGTTTTCTTAATGCACGCATTGACTGATGCTGTTAGTTCCGGTTGTCCACCATGAGTGATTCTGTTTCCTGCCATTGCACCAAGGGTTTCATCACATGCCTGGTAGTACTTTGCACCTGTAATAATTTCAGCGTTAATTGATCCCATGCGTAGTTTGGCTGCAACACTGTCGCCACTAAATTTGTTTAAGATGATTGCTTCAGCATTGTATTTCTTTGCCCATTCTGCAACATGGCTTGCAATTTTAAGATCATCAATAGCATTTTCTTGGTTTTGTAAATCCATTAGGCCAACTGCAATTGATTTATCTTCCATCATTTGTGATCCGACTATTGCAAAGCCTGTTCTGTCTGGTGATATTTCAACACCAATCCAAGTTGGTTTTCCTGGTGTAAGTTTGAGGCCATTTTGTTGGCAGGCGTTCCAATCTCCGGCACTCCAAGGTGATTGGATTGTGTCTACCCATTGGCAAAGCATTTCGGTGGCAATGATGTTTGGATTATCGTTCATTCTTGATTGCAAAGTATCTTCTGTAATTGTGTGACCCAAAGCAGGGTTGGCTTGCACCCATCCTTTGCGATCTGAAAGTTTTAAGCCTGCTTCTGCTGACCATTCCCAGTAGGCAATGTCATCATCTGTGTTGTTTTCAATTTTGTGCAAAGCCCTAGCGCGCAATTGGTTAAGTAAAGTTGAAGTTATATCTCCAGCATTTGAGGTGATCCACATTGAGGGATGTTTGGCAGCCTGCATTGTGTAGGCAAGAGCAGCAAAGCCATCTGTTGATTTGTGCATGCGTGCTTCATCAAGATAAACAGTGTTTGCACTAAGTCCACGCGCTGCACCAGGTGTCGGTGCAATGATTTTGTATCGGCAACCATTCTTCAGTTCAATTTCTTCACGACCATTAGCCCTAGTGATTGATTTAACTTTTGAAGATAGCCAGGAATGGCCATCAATCATTTCAACAACTGATCTGAAAGTTTCCAAAGCAACATCACGATTTTGTGCAGTAGCAATCTGCAATCTTTCATCCCACAAATACAACCCTGCAAGAATCCTAAATTTTGTGAGCGTAGTCTTACCATTTTGCCTTGCAATAATCAGCAGGTTTGTCTTACTTACAAAATCACCACTGTCTTTAACTTTACAACCATCAAGAATCACATATTCTTGCCAAGGCAACAACGGCATGCCCATTTGTTTGGCAAGTTCAATGACTTCATGGCCTTTAGTTTGGTTTGTTGTTTGTGTGGTCGATATTCTCGGAGTTGGTGACCCGATTAGATTTGATTGCATCTAAAGGTGAACCTCCCTCAACAACTTGTGGTGTTTCATTACGGCCAAACAATGTAAGCCCATATTTATCCATCAACTTTGTAAGTTCAGCACCCCATTTAACAATCATTGGATCATGTTGATCAGAATTATCCATAAGGCCTGCATAAGTCATCATCATTGCAACGCCACCTAAATCTGCTTCTGTAATCCAACCAGACTCCTGCGCAAAATCAATTGATCTGCCCAAAGCAGGTAAAATTCTTTGATTATCTGTTTTCATCCGGTTTGTTTCCTTTCAAATAATGGTGCTTCAAAGACCCCAAAATCCCTCGGGGATAAAGACACTAAGGAGTGTGTGCGTGTTGGCGTGGCCTCTAAAAAACGCTTTGTAAATCTTTTTTCTTGAAACTTTTGTGCGTCTTGATTTTTCTTTGATGCATTGCATGTGCTACATGCCACTACCATATTCGTTTCAATATCTTCGCCACCTTTGCTAATTGGGATGATGTGATCTATTTGGTTTCCTGGTTGTCCACAGTATTGGCATGTGTAATCGTCTCGTTTGAGTATGGCTTTGCGCATTTGTTTGTATTTGTAGGTGTAACTCATGCTTGCTTCCTTAACTTCTTTTTGATGTCTTTGATGTATGTGATTGCTGTTGATGGATCAACTGAATCATCTATTGGCATTACATATCTGTCAGGTATTTGTGTTGGTTTATTTTGTCCGACAAACTGTTCTTTAAGAGTTCTATAAGAGTTATGTAGGACAGCAGTGTCCGGGGTAGTAGGACTGTACTGTCCGGAGGGGTAGGACAATATGTCCGGGGTTACCATTCTGTATAGGTTTGATTGACCTGTTCTTAGTTCTACATTTAGTAGTCCCTTTGATACTAGGCTCACTTGTAATCTTCTGACTTGACGATCACTAACACCCATCATCTTGGCTATGCGTGCTTGCCCTGCCCATGCTGCGCCCTCTTTGTCATTGAAGTGGTCAGCAAGTATCACCAGAAGTAACTTTTCTTGTGGTTCTAAGCCCTCTTGTTCTAATGCCCAACCAACCAGTTTTGCGCTCAAGTTAGTTCCTCTGTATAAAGTTGTAGTTCACATGTTGAACAACCTAACTCTTTATCATACAACTTCTTGCACTCTTTACAGTAAATGAATGTTGTCATTTGTTATTCACCATAATTGATTCTAATATCTCTTTACCAAGTTCATAGGGAATCATTGAGCGTTTAACTGCACCATGTTTGCCCCCACCACCCATGCCTTGAGTCCCAGTATCAGAGCCTCTTTTTGCTGAATTATGACATGTTGAACCTGCTTTGCACATTTGTCTTGGTGTCCAATTTTTTAATGTATTCCACAAATCTGTTGGCTTTTGATTCTTTGCACCATATTGACAATAAGTGATTGTTGTTCGCTGTAAATCCTTGACAACATCTTGTTTGCGTAACATACCCCTTGGATTCTCTATGACATAACCATGTTTTGGATTTAAGGCTTGAATCAATGCAATTGTTTTTTTAACTAATTCAATTCCATGCAAAGTTTTGTCATTTTTTGGTATTGCTTTGCCATCTTCATACTTCCAATAATGTCTTATTGAAGCAACACTAAATGTTGTACAAGGTGGGCTTGCCCAAATGAAATCAAATTGACCATATTTGTTTTTAAGGTAATCGGCTGTCAATTTGAGAATGTCTCTTTCATGGGCTTCAAAGTAGTCATCTAATTCAACTTTGATAACTTCATGCCCAGCATCTTCAAATGCTTTTGTTGCTGAACCTGTACCTGCAAACAAATCCAGCACCCTCATTTGTTACCTGTGACAATCTTATGGCATACACTGCAATGCTTCTTGTTAAATGTCCAGTTACCACAATTGATGCATCTTTGGATCAGTTTGTCCATTGAAGCAATGATTGATTGATGCCTAGCATTAACACCTACATAATCCCTGTGTTTCATTCTTGACCCCTTATGATTCGTTTGGCGATTTCAATGTCCTCTGGATTTTTGAACAAAGACTTTTTATTTTCCACATCTTGTGCTAATGACTCTTGTAATGCTTTGGCAAATTTGTAGTCGTGTGGTGTGTAGTTTTTGTTCATTGTGCATCCGGATGGTTGTTGATTCTGTGCCAATCAAATGTTTTGTGTAATGACACTTGGGTTGTTCCCCACATGTTCATGCCACATATGCTGCATTTCAGATTCCAGTATTTGAATTTGTTGTTTTGTGCATCTGTTTTGAATGTTCGTTTGACTGACCATCCGACCATGATCATGACCAGGAGTGTGAACCCTAGTCCTAGCAGTACTGCGTGTCCAACTGTGATTGCTGTGTTCAGTAAATCCATAAATGTCATATCAATCCAATCTTCTTTGCGCAGGTAGGCCAGGCTTTCCAGCCTTGTTTTTCTTTTAAGGCTTTAGCAGCAGCAAATTGTGTTTTCCAATGTGCTTCATGTGGTTTGCCTTGTTGTCCCACAAATTCCCATGATGCTTGCGAGAATTGAAACAATCCCATAAACTTGCCTGTTGGTGAGATTGCTTTGGGGTTTAGTGATGATTCGCACATTGCGATTGCTTTCCAATCGGCTGGCAAATCTTTGGGTGTGATCATTAGCGTGTAGTACATCAGAATTCCGGCGAAGTCCATGGATCATCCTCTGCGCCTGCAACCAGCATTTCTGCTGTTTCATGGCTCTTTGGTATTCCCTGTTTCCATGCTGTAATGTTATCAAGCAAATGACCTGATTGTATGTCATCCAAAAGGGGCTTTACTTCTTCAAATGTCATATTTGACTCCGGCACAATCTGCGCATCTTTACGCCTTGATGCAAATTGAACGAAAGCATTTTGATCATTGGTATCTTTTAGATGCTTTGCAAGTTCGCGCTGTAACCAACCAGACATCTTCGGAGTCGCAACCCTGCGAGGCTTCAGATAAGTAATTGGCTTTTCAACATAAGGCACTGGTGTTGCACCAAGTGTTTCAGTTAAATTTGCTTTGACCATTTCTTCTCTTGATGGTCTTTTGCCTTTAGGTGCAAAATTGAAATTGGCTAATGCTCTGCCAATTGCAGATGTTTCAGCATTTTCAAGTGCATTGCGAGCATTGACACCTTTTTGTTCAGTGTGTTCATCTGCAAGTCCTGTTGCAACTTGACGATCACCAACCCAGATGATTGCTTTGACAATGTAATGTCCGGCATTGTGTGATACCAATTCGGTTTCAATGCGACCATCTTCCTGGTGTTGTTCCCAGAATCGTGAAAGCCTTGCTTCAACTGGTTCATAATCTTCTATGTTAAAGAATGCCATTATTGACCCCTTTTCATTTTGTTTATTTCTCTTTCATCAAATCGTCTGTGACCTGATGGAAGTTTGATTGCTTTGATTAACGATTTGTCTGCCCATCTTTGGATCGTGCGATTGCTGACCAGGAGGAGATCAGCAACCTCACTTGTGCGCAAAAGTTTATTCATGCACTAACTTTTTTTGCTTGATTGAATTGCACACTGTATTTGCCATCTTTTGCAAAATAAACTCCTGGCAAATAACCTAATTGATGTATTACAGTTGCAACTGCAAATGCATCATCTTCAGTTGATAAAACAATTTTTGTGTCAAACACTGGTGCTTTGTTAGATTTCATATTGACCCCCGTCAATTTGTTGGTAGTACCATTATATGTCTGACTTGGCTGAGTTGTCAAGCCCCGGCGTGTCCTACCATTCTTTACCCTCAGCAATAAACTTGCCTTTTTCATTGATTGGTACTAATTGAGGCACAACATGATTGCCCTCTACATACAAAATTGCAAAACCTTGTTGCCAGTTGGCTGCTTTTTCACGAATGTACGCTGCGCCAGATGATCGCAAATCCATAAGATTGCCGACCTCGCATCCCCAGATAGTGTTTAGACGGCCACCAAAGCCCCTAGACGCGCTTGAGATTCCTTGACGATGGGTATGGCCTATCACGCAACTTTGTCCTGTCCTGAGTGCCAAATTAAGCCCTGTAAGGCCTGCTGTGGTGTACATTCTGCCCTCATCGCCGTGACCCATCAAAACTCCTGGTGCAATGTAATCCATTGAGCGTTGATAAGTTATTCCTAACTTGTTCAATCCCAACAGGTTTTCAATGCGTAACGCTGTCACTGATTCAAAGGCTGGCGCATTCTTGTAAATGTACTTTTCAATTCTTTGACTGTGATTGGATCGTTGTAAGATAAATGGCTTTTTCTTTGATCCAAGGGCTTCCCTGAAATCTGCCAGGACATTGTGTGCTGTGTTGAAATCCCTTTGCAATGTGCGTTCAAATTCTGCTCTAGTGCCTTTATTGAAAGCACCCAACTGTGGCACATCAACCTCATCACCCACACACGCGAGAGAATCGACCTTTGTTTCAAATATAAAATCTTGTAATTTCTCAACATTCCTTTTGTGATGGAATGGAATTTGCAAATCTGAAATTATGACAATGCGTTTAATAGACTCACCTTTTTCTTTTAAGGTCTATCACATCACTCCATATCATATCAGTTTTTGTTTGTAGTTTTGTCAATTCAATTTTCATGTCATTCATTTTGTCCATAAGTGATGATCCACCATTTGGAAATAGTGTTTGTTTTATTTTGGTTTGCATCACCACTAGGCGAATCATCAAAACCATTATAGTTGCAGTGACACTTGCAATTGCTGTTATCTCGTTGATTGTCATTGGCGTTTGTACCAGTCAGGATCATAATCTGAATCTTCATCCCAGTCATCATCCTCTGGTGTGTCAGCGTACTCAAAGTTTATTGATGCGAAGTTAATCATGCCGTAAGCCTGGTATTCAGGCATTTCTGGTGATGTAACTGTAATCATCTTTTTGCGTTTGCCATTGTATGTTTCCAACAAACAAACAAAGCCAGTAACCAATTCACCTTTGGCATGTGCTGCATTCATAACTTGTATAAGTGCATCACCAAACACATCAGGTATTTCAATCTTGTGATCTTCAGACATTCAAATCAACCCCATTCAGTTTGTTAGTCCAACCAAGATATTTGTAGCCCCATCTTTCATTAACTTCTGTGTAATAAATTTTTCCTACTCTGTCTTTGACAGGTAGATCAGTATTCCACACATAGCCAGGTTTAGAAGATTGAATTGCCACATGGCCAAACTTGCCACCTTTCCAAAAGTGAGTTGCCCCAATAGGTGCTTTCATAGGATCAGTAAATTTGTTTTTCTTAGGTGTGTTATTCCAGGCACTTATTGCGCTTGGGAACTTTGCAGGTATTTGCCAGGCTTGTCTTACAGTTTTAAGACACAGGCCTTTGACTCCACTGCGACCAGATAGATGTGCTACTGCCATCCATTGATCAGCATCTTTGCCTGACCAACCTCTAGTGTTCGTTGTTTTCTTTGACATTTACTTTTCCAAATTCGCCATCATTAGGATTTAGCCATCTTAGGATGACTGGTGCAACTGCACCGATTCCGGCTGATAGCAACATCTTTGGATCAGTAACTCCTGCTAAGTAACATGCAATAAGTCCTGCAAGAAATGATCTTGCCCAGGATGCTGCAATGGCTTTGAAGTTTGTCATAAAATGCTTGCCAATTCTTCTTTGGTTAAGCCAGCGATCTCTGCAAGTTTTTTGATAGCAGATTCGCGTGCTTCTTTCCTTTCGGCTTCCTTGGCTTCAACTAAAGAATTTGCGACATTGATTGCTTCTCTATCTGTTTCAAATGCTTCAAGTTGAACACCAGTTAATTCTATAATTTGGTCATCTACACCAACCAAAACTTTATTTATTTTGGCCATATACGCTCACTTGTCCTGTTATTGTTCCTGAGTTAATAAGTGTAAATCCGTCATATGCTGTTGATAGTGAATGAACATTTCCCATTACACCTGCAACAGCCTTAGTTGCTCCATCATTGTAATGCAATGTACCAGATGCAATTGTTGGTCTTGCAATAGCAGGATTACAAATAGTAAAAGAAGTCATACTTCTAAAAGATGCAGAGGGTCTTAAAATATTTGCAGAAGTTGCACCTGAACCTGCTAACGCAAAAGGACTTCCACCATCTGTAACATTGTAAAAACCCCAATCATAATTAGCACCTGAGGCATCTACTCCACCAACTCTTAATCTAAAATTTACATAACTTCCACTAGATGCAATGCATTCTAAAACAATTAAATAATTATCATAAGTTGAACTGAAAACATTGTTTACAGATTGACTCGCTACTGCACTAAAACTAGTTGTATTCAGTAATACCATCCCGGCTTTTTTTGTGCCAAGGGCTGTGTTCATAGATGCATCAATTGCATCACCTAAAGTCTCAATTGCTGTTGCGCCATCTTTGACAAGATCAGTTGAAGTTGGAACTGTCCAGCCATAGTTTGGTGTAGTTGTTGCCATGTGTTAATTAACTCCTAATAAGGCATCTTGCCATTGTAGTGATGGATCTATTGTACTCCAGATTTCACCGGCAAATACATCTTGCCACGCCACTGGAACTGCTGAGAATGTAAAGTCTGACACATTCAAAGTTAAGCGTGCAGTGAACCTGTCAATGTCCCATTCCCATCCCTCTACATAACCAAAGAATTGATTTGGGAATAAGAGTGCAGGGAAGTCTGTGACTGATACCGGCATACCAAAGAATACACCAACAAGTGAATTTAGCAATGACGATGTCATAGTTGGGGCATCAATCTGTATTTGAATGCCCTGGATAACTGGTTGAGGATAAGCATTCAAAAGCACTAGACGATCTGCCAAAGTTTCAGCATCTGTTTGATTCTTTAAGAATGTTTGAACTGTTTGTGTTACTCTGCCGTACTGGCTAATTGAATCCAATTCCTCTGTTTGAACTGCATCTTCTGCTGCACCATAAACAACGATCACATCATTGATGATGTCATTTCGGGATGTTGTTACGCTAATACCATCTGCCAAAATAAAGTTTTTAGATATGTCCACAAAGCCATTTGCTGACACATAATCACTTCTTGCATCCTGATCCTGGTAACCAATGCCACCGGATGTTGTTTCATAGATAAAGCCACTGCCTGAGTCTGCAACAATCTGAACATAGTTCAAAGCATTTAATGGTTCTGGTGTTGCAAGTGAACTGAACAGATCATATGTGCCAGGTGTGTCAATTGCTGAAATATCAACACCGAGCAATGAATCCCAAGTCTCAGTTGTGTAATCAGTCCAAACTTGTGTTGCAGGTAATTCATTCCATTTAAGGCCAAAAGTGTCAGTAATAACAGATACAATTCTGTCACCATCTTTTTGCTCAGCATAACCAACCAGGTTTGCTTCTTTTGCTGCTAATTCTGATAACCCACCAGATGCACTGATCTGTGTAATAAATGTGTTTGTTGTGCCAGCATCAAGCACTGAAACTGAAACATCTGTAACCAAGCCTGTGAAGATTGTTGTATCAACACCTGTGAAATTATCTAATGTAACTTGTATTGTGTCAAAGATTTCAACATCTGTGTATGGCAAGTTTAAGAAATCAATTGTGGCAAATCCTGCTGATGATTGTTGTTGTACATCATCACGACCCATACTAATTTGCACACCCTCAAGTGTGTAATTGGTGACGGCTGTGCCGTTAATTTTAACTGTGGCGTTTGGTGACCAAGGCACGATTATCTACCTGGAATCATTGGCTTGACAAACTTATTGACAGTGCCAGCCTTTGCAGCGTTGTTGATTGATTTGACAACTGTTTTGGCTTGTGACTTAGAATTGGTTGCACCAAAATTATTTACAACAGTAACTGCACCTCGAACATCACCTTGTGCTAATTGCCCTGCTGCTCTGATTGGTGCAGTTGAAATGTCTAAAATTGCACCACCAATAAATGATTCTTTGAATCTTTCGTATGCTGCAACTGCTGATTCAATCTTTCCAATAAGTGTTGTAAATGAATCAATTAACTTAATCAATGAACTCTCACCAGTTGTAGGATCAATTTGCAACAGTTTGCCTATTGCATCACCTAAATCTCTTAATTGCTCACCCAATAAATATGCTGAACCCTCAGTGGATTCCATGTCATAACCAAATGTCACTGCACCAGTTCCGGCATCATAAAAGGCTTTAGTCAATCCTTGTTTGCCACTTCTAGTCAATCCATTAACTAATCCCTCAAGTGCTGGAACTAAATTATCTGTTGTAAACTTTGCAAGTTTTTCCATAAATGGTAGCAAAGCAAATCCAATTTGTTCTTTGGCTTCATCAACTGCAATTTGAACCCTAGACATTCTTCCTGCAAATGTTTCGGCTGCTGCTGCTGCTTGACCTGCAAATGTATTTGACAATGCAATGACTGCTGCATCAAAATCTTTAGTCTTGACAATGTTTTCATCAAGTGGTACACCAATACGCTTTAATGCACCTAAATTGCCGTCATAGGCTTTGCCTAGGGCTTCTGTGACTGCTGCTAAATCTTTGCCTGTACCGGCTGCAATGTCTAATGCAAGTTGTTGAAGTTTTTGTGCTTTAGTGACATCTTGAGTTGATCTGACCAAACGATCCAGTGATGGTCTTAACTGATCATCTGCAATGCCTGTGGCTCTGGCAGTTGCATCAATATAATCTTCGGTTGCTGCAATCTGTTGATCTGTTGCTTTAGTTGTGTTGCGTAAAGTTTGAGCCAGGCTAACCTGGGCTTTTTCATCTTCAATGGCAGCCTTAACTGCACTGACACCAATTGCAAATGCTGCTGTGCCAACTGCTGTTGCAAGGCCTAGAAATGCTTTGGCTGCTGTTGCAACAATCTTATCTACTTTAGAAGTAAAGGATTGTGTGTCTGTTGATGCTTTATTTAAGCCAGTTGAGAATTGCGCTGTGTCTGCAAGTAATTGCAGTTTCAGTGTTCTAATGTCTGCCATGTTAATTCCTTTCGCGCCATTCTCGTCTTATTCTATCAACTTCATCAACCCATCTTTTGGTTATATAAGGTTGCAATGCTTTGAGTGTTGGAAATATAAAGTAACCGGCATTGCCTCTGCCCTCGCGTGGTGATCTTGGTTGAAATTGTCTATAACCAACATAATCAGTTGATTTGCCTTTTCTCTTGCGTGGCCTGTCTTGATAAGCACCAAATTCAACACCAAGTGCAATTGCACCAACTGGTGTACCATTTGCAAGTTTTGGATTATCCCCACCAATGCTAATAACTGGGCCTCGTTTGAAACTGTTTGAAACTTTAATTGATCTTGCAAGTGCTTGACCTTGTTTAGTTGCTTGCAATGCTGAACCAATGGCAGATGCAGCATCATTAGCAATATCTCTGGATGTTTTCTTCATATCTTCTTTTGCAATATCATCCATGTTTTTGAAAGTGTTTAATATGGCTTTGATATCTTTGTCAGCAATCTTAATTTCAAAAGGTCTAGTTGCCATGATATTTACTCACCACATCTGCAATTGTTGATACCTGCTCTGCCGAAAGCGTTTTGAACTCTGACAATGGTTGGCGCGAAACAATTGCCAGTTCTATCAAAGTCCGTTCTATGCTTCCGGCTGTGTAAAATTTGTTGTTGCAAAATCCTTTGAATTGATGTGAACAACTTGTGATCGCCAATCTTCAAACTTACCAACTGGCTTATCACTGATTCGTTTTTGCATTTGGTATGCGAGCCAGAATTGTTGTTCCAGGCTTGGAGGTAATTCTTTTTTGAAAGACTCAATGAAAGATGTTTTAGTCTCTTTTTCAGCCTGAGCAATTTCCCATGGAATAGTCCATTCTTCGTAGGACTTTCCATTTGCAAGTGTCCATTCTATTTGTATCTTAAACATTAGGTGACCCCTGTTCGATAGTTACGCTATTGATACTGATCGGATTGGCATTGTTACTGTAACAGTTAATGCATCTGGTGCAGTTCCACCAAAATCTGGTCTTTTTGGAAGTACAGTCAATGTCATTGTTTTGCCGTTGATTGCTAATGTCATTGCTTGTGTTGTGGTTGGATTTGTATCTGCATCTGTCCACAATGTGTCACAGAAGCCACTCGCAACGCCCCAGTCTTGCAGGATTTCAAGTGTTACTGTTCCAACTTCTTTGTCAATTACATAATCAACTAATCCATTCAAGGTTTGCACTTGTCCGTTTGGATCATCTAATGTAACTGTTGCACTTGTAATTTGGTCATCATAATTCACTGCCTTGTAGGTCAGTGCAATATTTCTACCTGTAAATACTGATGTTGGCATTTTGTCTTTCCTTTCTTATGGATTGTATATTGTTGTAATTGACACTTCAACCGAATAAACATCATTGCTATTCGCCTGTCGTATCCTTGGGCTGGAAACTGAGAGTATCTGCCAAGATTGTGGAATCAATGGCAAGACTGTGCCAACCATTGTTTCAAGTTGTACTAACGCACCAGGATTTGTATTTGGTGCTGCAACTAATTCTAATACATATCTGACACGCCAAGCCTTATTGTTTCCAAGTGTTACTGGTTCAAGCCATGGATCAGATGACAAAATCATGATGCTTGGTGTTGTGACAATTTCTGAACCAAAATCAACCACTGAATAAACACTGTTTGATGTGATTGCTGTTTTAAGGTTTGCGCGTAGTGTTGCTAATGTCATCCGATTAACGCCTCAACATCAATATATGCGCCAAGCATTCCAATAATTCTGTTTTGAATAGTACGGCCTAATATGTAAGGTTGTGGGACAAAATCAAGTCCCTGTTGAACTGATCCGGCTGATGTGCGTGCTTTGAATACATCTAATGAAACTGTTAGCACTGCTGATTCAACTGGTGCAACATCTGCGTATTGTGATAAATCGTTTGCTGCTGCAAGGCCATTAGGTATCACATTGTAATAATCACTATGTACCGGAACTGCTGTTGTTGTAACTGTAAAAGTAAATTCATCAACAACTTCTAATACTGTTTTGCTGCCATTAACATGGGCTTGAATGCCTTCAATTGCAATTGTTTGGCCTTTGTAAAATTTGTGTGGTTTAGTTGTGTGTA